CGCCACTTTAGTCCGCAGTTCGTAACCTGCCGCGACGCCACCATCGAGTTTAAAATTCGCTTTGCTTTACGAGGTGCTCTCATTTCTCCTACAACGTTTTCCCCCATGCTTTTGTCTTCACGCCTCCAACCTCCGTTGTGATAGACGTGTTCACATGACAAAAACTAAATCCGTGAACGCATTTTGGGGAGTTACCTACCGACATAAAGTCCAGCCCATTTGTTCCTGATGTATTCTCTGCTGGGAACACCCTGCTTCAAGAACGCATCTTTAACTGTGCTTTTAGGGACCTTATGGAGTAAGAACTCGATGTATTTGGAGATGGGCTCGTAACAATCATACCAACCTAATTCCAAGAGGGAAAAGGCCTTCATAAGCTCCTCGTCACCGTTTAACGGATCAAGGCTAATATGAAGTCCTGCTAAAACCCTCTCGCCATTATATGACGGAACAAAATAAATTTGACCATGCTTCTTGAAACTTCGAACGGTTGCCCCTAGAAAGGACATACCAACTGGAGTGTCTTGACACTTAAAAGTGCCAGGCTTTACTTCCATTCCGAATTCTTGGTAAATTTTATTAACAAAACTTTCAGATCTCAATTGCATAAACTTATTTTCAATGCCCGCCAAATTGTCGTCACCATAGATGTTCATAGCCTGCGCTAGTATTTCATCATCACTGGCCGATGGATTGGCTTTAATCAACATGTATATTGCAATAAACATGTGAGCGATACAATTATTACTTGTGGTCATGCCATCTCCCGACATTTGCGACCAGTCCCATTGAACGACTGATCCGTCAGGTAGTAGCAATTTATGATTAACAACAGCTTCTGTAACTCGCCGTGCTATTGGTTCTATTTTGGCCCAGACTTCCGGAGTGACTGATTCTTTAAGACATTCGTTTCTCAATTTCATAACGATCGCCAAAATGGGTAGTTTTCTATCCCATCCTTTAACGTCATACTCTATAAAGAAATCTTTGATCATGTCTTTAATCATTTTGTCAAATCCACCATCATGGAAGTTTATTCCATAACGAATGAACCCAGGTTGATGCTCCTTCAAGGCTTCGTCCTGTTCGCCATATAACCATTTTTCATCTAATAGCAATTCGAGTGGTGCCATCAGGAAAGTACGTATTTTATCCGCCTCAATTTCTTCATTAGCCAAAAGTTCTCGCTTAGGAGCGGAAACATATGGCGGGTATGGTCTAATGCCCTTTCTACACGCATCATGTGCATGCCGAAACAACGGACAATTTAAAACATCCTCTTTAGTCTTGAAACCGAAATACTTCCATGGTGCACCAGGTACGGCGTGTTCTGTAATTTTTGGGTCCCATTGGAGTCCCCTCCTAAAAAGTGGACCTAAAACCCTTTTAACTATTTTGAACACTCGCCCTTGCAACAGTTTTCTGTCGTAACTCACCGCGGGTTTATCAAACATTTTGTTTAGAGATAGCCAGGTATTAGTCATTGTGGGATTTACCCCATCATACTTTGATTTATACATCGTACCATTATACTTCTCATACTCTTGCATGAATGAACTCACGTGGTGGCTTGGTCTGGCTTTGTCAGGTATTTTTTGTACATGAGCTGTCATCATAACAGTTCGTGCATCACCATGACGTACCATACTTGCTCCGAATAATTGTTGGAGTTCGGGCATCCGGAGCAAATGCCTGACTCCAATTAGTTTCCCGTCATTCTAGAGAACAGTTCATTAGAAAAAGCTAATGCCCTGTTCGGTCGGCTATCATCACCTTTCCAGTGAAGTCCCACCATTCGGTTTTC